AGTCTGTTGGCAAATACTTGGCGGCCATCAGAAATAAGGAAGGTGACTACCTGAATGAGTGGCTAAAAGATGTTCCTGCGTCGATCCGCGAGACAGTTAAGGCGGCAGGGGAAATGTTTGAAAACTTTGCTAATCACCCTGACATTATCTATGATGCTATGACCAAGGTAAAAGACGCATTGCTTTCCCAGCTAGATACTGCCGAGCAAGTTGCTACTAGCACAGAACGGATCTTTACCAGTGCGCGAGACGGTCTTTTTAACTATCTGCATTGGTCTGGGATCGAGGCCGGCGACTATATGAATGACTCGCTGATGGACTTACCCAGCAAGGTGTGGACTGTTACCATGTCTGTTGGCAAATACTTAGCGGCCCTCAGAAATAAAGAGGGCAACTATCTGAATGAGTGGTTGCAATCTGTGCCTGAGTCTATTCGCGAGACGGTCAAGGCCGCAGGGGAAATGATTCAGAACTTTGCTAATCACCCTGACATTGTCTACGATGCCCTGACCAGTGTGCAAAACGCACTAATGTCGCAGTTCGACTATGAAGGGAATAATGCTAGAACAGAACGTGAATTGGGCGCTCAGATCGACGCTCTAATGTTCGACTTGCAACCCGTAGTTGTGGGTGATGGTCCAACCGCACCTGGCACGCCAATTCAATTAACCCAAAACTTCTACGGCCAGGCTGACGCGGCGACAGTGGAAAGCGCCAGTCGCAACGGGGTGGTCTCGGCTCTGCGCCAGGTCGGGGTGCGTTAGCCTTGGGGTGATAATAAGGTCTTATCGGACGGGAGACAATGGCTTACTATCTAGAGAAGTTTGGCGACATCATTCTGCCAACCAGCATGACCGAAGAGACGATGGATCCAGTAGGTGCACGGTTGCGCCTGGTGGAGACGACCGCTGGCATCTATGACGCCGACGGGATCGCCCGTACGCAGCAACAGTTCCCCCATGGGTTGACCTATCGCGCCCTGGTCCATAGCGAAAGTGCTGCGGCCTTTGAGGCAGCCTTGGCGGCGCTGCGGGCAGTGGTGGGCACACGGGCAAAACTGACACGCCGGGTGGAGGCAGACAGCACACAGCATACCTGTGATGCCCGGCTGAATGCGATGCCCTACATGCGCAAAGTGGAGAACGATCGTTACATTGAGATTACGATGAACTTTACCCAGTTGTCGCCCTGGGTAGGGGAGGAGCACACGGAAAGCGGTGTGCCTGGCATCGAAAAGACGGTGGTCAACTATGGCAACCTACCGCAGACCGATGTGGTGATCACGATCACGGCCGGCACCAACATTATCACCGATCCAAGCTTCGAGGGCCCGGGCGCGGTGCTGACATGGGAAGGGACGATCCCGGTAGGGGATTCGCTGGTGATTGACTGTGGGGCACGCCAGGTGTTGCTGGATGGGGTAGATGCCTATGGGGGGCTGGTGCTGGATGCGCTGCACACACTCGAGGGTTGGTTCGTGCTGCATCCGGGCAACAATGTGTTGCTGCAAGTCGGCACCTATGAATTCGATGGGGCAAACTGGACGATTACCTTTAAGGATAGGTGGGCATGACGATTACCAGACTGCATCAAGCTGGTGCTGAGCTAAATAACATTCTCAGTGAATTCACAAGCGTTAGTAATGTGGCGGTTACGACGAGTGCAACGAAAGCGCAGAGCGGCACCTATAGCTTCCGGTTTCAGAACCAGTACACCGCCAGCCTGGTGTTGTCAACGACCTACACGCAAATGCGGGTTGGCTTTTTCGCGCTCCATTTTGGCACCGGTGCGGGTGACGATCCTGGTCTGATTGCCTTTGCCGGCAGCGGGACAATTGGCATCGAGCTGCGTTGGGATGGCGACGCCTCAACGTTTAGGCTGTATCGAAACACCACGCAGATCGCGAGTGTGCTTTCGGCCGAGTTCGCCGCCGAAGACGCCTGGCACCATGTTGCGATTGACCTAAAACTAGACAATAGCGCGGGCTGGGTTTATGTCTATGTTGACGGGGTTGCTATCATCGAGTTTGACGGGGACACGATTGGCACGGTCTCGGCCCTGGATACCGTGCGTTTTGGGTCGGACCGCACAAACATATCCTGGGACAGTTATCTCTATATTGATGATTTCTATCTGGATAGCACCACAGGCGAAAGCGCGCCCGCTGCACCGCCGGATTATCGCTTTCTGCCGGTGCTACCAGCCGGGAATGGCTACATTTCGCAATGGGTCGGCAATGATGCCGATAGCACGGACAACTATCTGCTGGTGGATGAGACGCCACCCGACGGGGACACGTCGTATGTGGAGTCGGCTGGGAGTGGCGAGATTGATAGCTACACCATGACGAACCCCACGATATCGGTGGGCTGGGAGATCAGCGCTGTGATCGCAATGGCGGTGGTCAAGAAGCTGAATGCTGGTGGATCGTTGAACTTGAAGCTCAACACGCGCACTACCGTCAGTGCGGTTAACCACAGCGCGAGCAGTTCGCCCATTGTACTGGGGACATCCTACGCCTTGGCTTGGGACCGCAGAGCGTTGCGGCCCGACGGCGGGGTGTGGAATCAGGCGACCGTTGACGTGCTCGAAATCGGAGTTATAACCGACTGATGGCAACCAATTCGGTTTATGTCACCAGGGCTGGGGCTTACATCGAGCTATCGCCGGAAAACGCTGTACGCGCCACGGCGGTGGCGGCCTATGTGGAAATTACGCGTGCCTCTGGGCTGCGTGTGACCACGGTGGCGGCCTATGTGGAAATCCTGTCGCCCTTGCTGGAAGTGGCGGCACCGATCCTGACGACGCGGGTTGATAGTCCCTATGAGATCACGCTGTCGGTGACCTACACCGGCAGCAGCCATCTGGGCTTTGCGTGGGAGGTGAGCGCCGACGGGGTGAGCTGGAGCCTGTTGGGGACGACGGTGGCCACCGAACTGGCGTGGCGGCACTATGAGCCATTGACGCCGGCGACGACCTATTACTATCGGGTGCGCGCCTTCCGCTATAGCTATGGGTCCTATAGCGATGTGGTGAGCGCCACGACGTGGGCGGAGTATCAACTGAGCGATGGCAACATCTTTTGGGTTGATATGGAAGAGGCGGATGGCACGCGGCTGGGACCTGGTCCCATTTTGAGCGGGGTGCGCTGGCGTTATACGCAGCGGCTGAGCCGGGCCGGGGAGTGGGAGCTGGAAGTGCCGGCGGGTGAAGAGCTGCTGAGCTACATCGGGCTGAAGAAGTATTTTCACTGTTATGTGATGCGCAAGGGCGCAAGGGCGTGGGTTGGCGGTGGGGCGATTGAAGAGGTGCGCACGGCGCTGCGCCCCAACAGCGCGCCGCTGCTGGTCTTCTCCGGCGCTGATATCCTGCGCGAGTTGACCGCGGACACGGTGACCTTTGAGATTGATAGCACGGCGGCCGCACCGGGTGATCTGGGCGAGTTTGTAATCAATGAGCTGATGGCGAATGTCATTCCATTGGGGTGGGCCTATACGCTGAGTGGCGTGACGCCGGATGTAACCGTGCGCTTTGTGGATGAGTCGATCCTGGGGGCGCTGGTGGCGGTGACGAACAAAACCGGACAGTTCTTTCGGTTGTTTCCGTACCTGCTGGATGGGCGGGCACTGCTGATTGCCAGCACGCCCAGCAACAGCAACGTGGTGGCCACCAACGTGGCCGAGCCGTTGGCGATTGAGCGCAATCTGAATGCGTGCCTGATTGTTGAGATCGAGAAGCTGCAAAGCTCCTGGGAGCTGGTCAACCGGCTGATCGTCTACGGCGCCGGCGATGGTGAGGCGCGGCTGACCATGGCTGCGGCCAGTGCCTGGCCCGATGGCAGTTCGTTGGCCAGCCCGTACACGCTGGATGATGTGGTGGGCAACTCCCACACCCTGGCCTTTTCCAGCACCTTTAACACGGTGGAAGATACCAGCAGCAGCGGCGTCTATGGCACCTTTACGCGCCCGGTCAAATTCAAGGACATCGCCCCTGTTACCAACACCGATGCCGATGTGGCCGCGGCGGCCAATGTGCTGGTGACGGCGGCGGTGAATGAGCTGCTAAGTTGCTCATTGCCCCAAGAGCACTACAGCTTGCGCGTGGCCGGGCTACGCAGGGATGTGTTGCCGGGTCAGATCATCCGGGTGCAGGCGCGCTATGTGCGTGATGGTTTGGCACCGATTGATATCGACAAGGATCTGATCGTCTTGGAGACGCAGACCGAGATCGATGCCGGCGGGGCGCGCATCGTTGGCTTGACGGTGGCCACCACACGCGAGTTCATCAAGAGCGATGCCGAAGTGCTGCTGCAAGAAGTGCGCCAGGCCACGGCCATGGAAGCCCATCCGCAGATGGGGCCGTCTGAAAATACGATCAGCTACCGCGAGGATATCGACGACGACTATGGGGCAGAGTTCCCCTTCTGGCTGAGCGATGGCACCACGCTGGTCAATAGCATCACGGTGCGCTTTAAGCTGGATCGACTGCGCAGCACGGTCAAGAGCGTGGCAGGTACATCGACCACAACAGACGGGGGTGGCGGTATAACGGCAAGCAGTGCCAGTGGCGGCGGCACGACCGCCAGCAGTGACAGTAGCGGCGGTTCCACTACCACGTCGACAAGCTATGCGCCCATCACAAACCACGCACACGCCCTGGAAATCACCGATTCAACGCCAGTTGGCCAGGCGCTCTATTATGATTCAACCGTTGGCCTGAACGCCAACCTGGGCACGGGCGATGACGTTGGCGGGTCCACGAATCTGGCATCACTACCACTGACCCATGACCACGATGTGGAGGTGCCAGATCACACGCACCTGGTGACGCTTGATGAACATGCCCACGGTATAACCCTACCAGACCACACGCATGAAGTGACGGCCGACATCTACGCTGAATATGGGATTTACGAAGATCCGCTCGATCCCTACGGTGTCAGCGATCTGGCATGGGAGATTAATGGCAGTGCGATCAGCGATACACCGGCATCGATCGGTGGCGGCTGGTATGCCTTTGATCTGACTGAGGATGTGAGCGATCCGGATACCTTCCGACCCCTGGACAGCGACAACACCCTGGCCGTTGAAGTCGATACACCAATTGGTAGACGCGTGCGCGTGACAGTGCAGATCGAGATCCGGACGGTGATCCAGAGCATTGCCGTCGTCTGATAACAAACACTTATCGACCGAACAAAGCGACCTGGTGGGCATCCCCACCAGGTCGCTTTGTTTAGAGATTCCAGTTATCGGCCGGTGATGCCTTGGCCTGGGCTTGCTCCAGATCGAGTTGGGCGAGCTGGGCGTAGATGCGGACGGTGTCCATGCGTTCATGGCCAAGCAGGTTTTGCAGTTGTAGGAGGTTGCCACCGTTGCGCAGGAAGTTAATGGCGAAGGTGTGGCGGAAGCGATGGATTGTGGGGTTTTCAACGCCGGCCCGTTGGGCGCAGCGCTGGATCAGGTGGCGTAGCCCAGCCCGATCCAGGTGGGTGCCGTTGTTGGAGGCTAAGAGCGGCTCAGCAGGTTTGGCATTCGTACGCGTTGCCAGGTAGCGCCAGAGGTGTTTACGTGCGCCAGCACCGAGATAGACAAAGCGCCCCTTATCCCCTTTGCCATGGCGAATGTGCAGTTGTCCCTTCTTTTGGTTATAGTCGCCGATGGTGAGGTCACAGAGTTCACTGGCGCGCATCCCCGTGTCGAGCAGGGTGGTGATAATGGCCCGGTCACGCAGGGCTGATGGGCGTTGGCTGCTGGCTTGGCGGCCGGTCTTCGTCTGCCAGGCGTTAGTCGTGTGGCAGGCCTCGAGCATGGCGGCCACATCGCTGCGGCTGTAGGGATCGATGGGTTTGCGCTTGAAGCGGGGCATCTCGACCTTGCGGCGGATAATATGCGGTACATTTAATTCCAACTCTGCCCACGTCCAAAGCGCCGAGAGCGCAATCCAGGCATTGGCCACCGTCTTGGGGGCCCAACGGCGTTGGGTGCGCAGGTAAGCGAGAAATTGTCTTACTTGGTCGCTAGTGATGGCGGCGAAAGGCGTTTCGGCGCCCACGAAGTCACAGAAGAGGTTAAAAGAGTTCGTATATTCTTTGTAGGTGTTGGGTGAGCGGTTGTGCTGTTTTTCAAGCCAGTAGCCTTCAATGGCGGTTTGCAATTGCATACGTTGATCCTTTCAACTTTGGGGTCTTCGACTGATAACAAATGGGTGCGGCCGGGTGATAATTTCGGCGCTGAAATGGCGGAGACCGCAAGGCCAGTGTATTGCACTGACTTTGCGGTCTCCGGTAGAACATATGTGTTTGTAAGTGGACGAGGAGGGACTCGAACCCGCGACCTCACGGATGTGAACTGAATTTGGGGATCGAGCAAGGGGGAGGCCACACAGTGCGTTTTTTCGGCGCACTGTGTGGCCTTTTGCTGTTAAAACAGGCTTGGCCGCGTTGCGATGGGTAGGGACAACGGTGGGGTGATAATCGAGTCGAGGCATAAAATTATCGGTCGATAAGTGGTTGATTTTTGGTTGATGCGACTGTGCATACTGCGAAAACCTGCCGACTGATAATCATTTGTTATCAGTCGGCGGCCCTTTTCTACTCTGGTAAGGCAACTGCGCATTTATCCCAAATTTTGTTAAGTGAAGGGGAAAATTGTGCAAGGTTTAGATGACTTGATTGTTGCCGTAACGGTTAATTTTCGGGAGCTCGAAAGCCAGCGGCTTGGGCTTCGGCTTCAGTACAAAACCATCGGTCGCCTTCTTCTGGTTTGATGTCTGTGTTCTTATAGCTGCGACTACTAGTCGTATGGTAGATAAGCTCTTTGTTGCTGTTGACATTGCCTTTGATCACACAGGTTGAACCGGGGGGCGGTTGGGTGCAGCCACCGTTGCAGACAAAGGCATCGGGGTTGCTGTTGCCGGTCGCTGGTGCATCGGCAACGGGGGCGGCGGCTGGTTGAGCTGGGGCCGCCACGATGATGGCGGCTGGGACCGGTGGGAGTGGGGCGGCTACGATGGCTAGATTGGTGGGGGGATTGTCAACTAACCCGGCTGAGATCCATAGGCCGCTATCGGTTTGATACCAGTCGCCGACATCGTTACGGCCAACGATGGTGACGGTTGCGCCGGCGGCGGCTGTATTCATGACTGGGTAATCGACGCCTGGTCCAGCGCGCAGATTTGCCCCACTGTTGACGGTTGGGCCAGCAGGCAACGCGGTGGGTGTAACCGTTGGCAATTCGATAGGCGCACTGGTCGGTAGCTCAGTAGGCATACTCGTTGGCAATGCAACGGGTGTGTTCGTGGGCAGATCCACCAGTGCATTGATCGGCAATGTACTGGGTTCGGTGGCCTGTACTTCGACTAGCGCACTGGGGGCGTTGTCGCTGCGCTCTTGGGTGAAAACGGCGGGCAGTCCACAAAGGAAGAGCAGGCCGATGATCCCTAAACAGCCCAGCTTTTTTGAGCCTGGCTTGGCTCGCTTTTTGGTAAACATGGCAGTCACTTTCTCGCTCGGGGGGTGCAATGTGAGCGGCCAATTGAGCAACTAAATTAGGCTTCGACGATTTACAAAACTTCCCAACCTTGATCTCTCAACACTAACCAAACGCGTTTGCGTCGCCGCAAGCGCCAAATAATTCGTAACAACAAGCGCAGCCGGTCAACGTCGATCTCCTCCATCTATGTCATCTCCGATAATGCGTGGTTGGTCTGCTATAGACATGGCTTGCGCCATCGTAATTAGCAGATCTTGATCGCGTCGGGGCATGGTGAGGAAGAGGTCTATGAGACGCTTGACGAGCAGGCGAGTTGTGGTCTGGGCTACTTCAATTCGAATCGTATTCTCATCTTCTTCATTGGCAGGTAGACCACCAAGTGGATCATCTGTTAGACCGATCAGATATTCAACAGAAACGTTAAGCGCATTAGCCAAAGCAAAGACAACTTCGAGTCCAACATTAGCGGTATACCCTCTCTCTATGTTGGAAATATATCCTCTGCTTACGCCAGATTTTTTAGACAGATCGTCTTGGTTCCAACCATAGTCTCGACGACTAAGAAGTAAACGTTTTGCCATTTCTTTGGAATCATGAGTCTGTGCGTTCATGCTCATAAAGTCTACAATTATTTCCGTTTCGTGGATGTTGAGCCAGTAAAATGATTGTATTGTGGAAATTGGGTCTTTACAATGTATTACATTGTGATAAAATGCTCATAAATCATCAAAAAATGGTTTTGTGAGCATTGGGAGAGGAGATTATCCGATGAATGAATTTTTGCCTATGGTCAGATGTGGACCTGAGCTCAAACTGGCGCTGGAGAAGATCGCTGCGCAAAGTGTTAGCCCACGGTTGTCTGATCACATTCGCTTTGCCGTTGAACAGTATGTCGAGCGGGAATTGCCCAAGATGGAAGCTGGTGGGAAGGAGGAGCCGGTCAATGTCAGAAGCAACTGAGACCTTAGTGCAGGCGGTGGCTGCGCCTGATCCCCAGTGCCCGGCCTGTCGCAGTTGGAACGTTGACGAGGATGAGGAGCACGATCCGCCTGGTGCGTACTATCGCTGCCGGCAGTGTGGTGAAACCTGGGTGGAGCATAGCGATGATGATAACGAATACATCCTAGCTGAGCTGCTGGAGTCGTTAGAGGGCCGAGCGGTTGTTCAACCCATCGAGCGATAACAACGCCTTATCGCCCGACGTTTGACCCGCTCAGGGGTCGAAATCAATGCCCTCGAAAAAATGTAAAAAAGTAAAGTCACAGGAGTGTAGTTGTGATGGAGCAGCCGGAAGGTGCCATCGTTGAAGCCATCATCGCAGAAGAAGAGCAGTATGCCATTGTGTTGCCGGCGATCAAGCAGGCAGATAGCTTTGCGGCGATCTGGAGTGGGGCCTATGCCGGGGCGGATGAAGGGATGCGCCGGCTGTGGGATCGCCTACGCGATGCCTGGCTGAAGACGAAGCTGGGGAAGAGTGGCAGCGCGCACACCCGACGTAGCTATGAGTATGGCAGCGCGGAGTGGCTAGACTATCTGGCCTCGCTGCGCTATCCGGATGGGCGCACGGTGCGGCCCTGGGAAGCGACGGCGGAACATGTGCGCATGTGGCAGGAGGCGCTAACCGAGCAGGGCTTGGGGCCGGCTTCGATCAACCAACGGCTGGCGGCCTGCTCCAGCTTCTACACCTTTGTGATCCAAGAGCGCGGCCTGGTCGATGGCGTGGAGGTGACGGCCTTCATGGATCGCACTGGGCGGACGCGGGCGAATCCCTTCAGCGGCAGCAATGTGCAGCGGGCGCGCACGAAGGTCTATGGCCATGCGCGTGTGCTGACCACTGTCGAGACGGGCAAGCTGATTACCTATCTGGATGAACGGAAGTTCACGATGTTGGGGGCGCGCAACTATGCGCTAATCCTCACTTACCTGATGACGGGGTATCGGAATGCGGAAGTGGTGAGTATGCAGTGGGGCAAGATTCGCCCCAACCGGAATCAGCCGGGGTCGTGGGTCTATGAGTGGCGGGGCAAGGGCAACAAGATGCAGAGTGATCCGCTACCCAATCGGGTCTACCATGCGCTGGTCCACTATCTGAAGGTGAGCGGCCGGCACCCGGATGACCTGGCTGCGGATGATTATGTTTTTATCCCTCATGTTACGCACGGTTTGAAGAATCTGACGAATGTCACCGAGGCGACGGGGCATTTGAGTGAGAAGAGCGTTGGGCGGATTTTGGGGACGGTGGCACGGCTGGCGGGGCTGGAGCGACCGAATGAGCTGCGGGTGCATGACTTGCGGCACACCTTTGCCCATCGCTATCGCAAGGGGAATCGTGATCTGGAGGCGCTGCGGGAACGCCTCCATCACGAGAGTTTGGCTACGACGGGTATCTACGTTCGTGAGGTACTGGACGATCCAGTGGATGACTATTCGGAAACATTGTACCAGAACATGCGATTCGAGTTCTAACCGGGTGCGGCGGCGTGCGGTTAAATCCCATCGTGCCTCGATGGTACCGCACTTCTGCCTGCTGGTCAAGACCTTCACCTAATCTCTACTAACTTTTTTATTACACAGGAGTGGAAATGGCTTACAAACCGCGCGTCGGTAAGACGCGTTGGCGGAGCCTGATCGCATCTTCGCAACAGCGCAACCGCGAATTGGTGGTTGATCTGGAGCGTTTGGTAGATGCGGCCAGGGATGCCGAAACGCGCAGTTCGTTGCTGCAATTTGTGGTGAAGTGCCAGTCTAATCTGCTCGACCTGGCCGAGCTCAGTGCGATTACCGAAGAGGAGGGTTCATGAGTGAAGAAGAGCTGCGCAAGCGGTATAACACGCTCTACCGCTTTATTGTCGGCGAACGGCTGATGCGCCTACAGGTTTTTAAGGAGGGGCACCCCAAGCGGCTGCACAAGTTGGCGGAATGCGACGCGGCGATGGCGGCGCTGGATGGGATCAAGGGCTTTGCCAAACAACATGCGACGCCGACACAACCAGGGCTGTTCGAGCAGGGGGGGACACATGAGCCTAACTAACTTATATATTGCCCATGTGGGGGTCAAGCAACTAGCGGAGGAAAGAGCGCGCGCTGCCCAGGCCGCAGCCGAGCAGGCCCAACAGGCGGCGGCCGCCAAGCTGCTGCGTGCCTATTTGGCCAAGTGGGAACCATTGCGGCCGCTGTTGGGGCTGAAGGGTGCGCCGACCCTGCAGGGTGGCGAAGTGGTTATCTTCGGCCAAAGTAGTATCAACGATCTGCCGGTGGATACCATGGCCAGCGTAGGGCTACCACGCGATGATGCCCACAGGCCCAACCTGGTAATTACGATCCGGTCACGGTTGTTAGAGGGGGTCTTCAATCGGATGGAGATCACAAGCAACCTGGAGGCGACCGACTACCCAGAGCGCTTGGGGCTGCTTTGTACGATCTGGATGGCGCACTATGGGCGGGCAATGGCTGAGCAGCAGACGGCAGATCACGAACAATGTCGAACAGTGGATTAGCGACGCTCTATACCTATCACTGCGTGGACGGGTGTGTGCGCACCCGATGTGAGCGGCACATTGAGCAGAGTGGTCCTTATGCCATCCTGCAGCGGGATAAGGCGCTCTACCATCGCCGGCCGACGCAGGGCAACTGCGTGCGTTGCGACTGGGAAGAGCGACAGCGGGGGCGGCAAAAACAAGCGGGAAATAAAACGCAGTAACCAAAGGAGTTTGGCGTGGAGACTAAACGAAGAAGCGGGTTCTACCATCGTCTGATAATAACGGCTTATCGGACGGGGGTGCGGCGATGACAGCGAAAACGAATGGGTTCAGTGGTGGGCTGATCGATGTGCCGGCATTTGCGACTGAGGAAGAGGTTGGGCCAGACCCAGCACAGGCAAAGCAGGCGAGTTATGCGATTGGGTTGATCCTGGATGGTAAGACACCCAGTACATACCATGTGGCTGATGTGATGGGTTGGTACGGTCCCTACTATCAGCAGGTCCTGGACACGTATTATCAGAGCGGTTTGGAGGGGGCGCGGCTGCTCTTCCAGCGAATGGCCGAAGAACAGCCGGCCATCGCGGCGTTGCGGCTCAACGACCCAAAGATCAAGAAGCGCCGTTGGAGTGTCGCGGATCTCTATGCCACCGAGTTCCCCGAACCGCGCTATGTGATCCCTGGGCTGTTGCCTACCGGCCTGGCAGGCTTGGGGGCACGGCCCAAGATCGGCAAGAGTTGGATGGCCTTGCAGATTTCAACGGCGGTGGGGACAGGGGGCACGGTCTTTGGAGAGCAAATTGAGCAGGGCAAAGTGCTCTACCTGGCGCTGGAAGATAGCCATCGGCGGATCAAGAATCGGTTAAAGAAGCAGAGGGCACCAGGCGAAACCGGGATTGACTTCTTCTTTGACTGGCCAACCCTGATCACTTCGGGCATTGATGAATTGCTGGAGGATATCGAGCGCTATTCCTATACACTGGTTGTGATCGACACCTTGGCCCGCGCCATGGGCGACAGTGATCCCAACAAGCAGACGGGGCAAAGCTTGCCCTTGGGACAGCTACAACGGATCGCCATTGATCGCAACATGACGATCCTGCTGATTGACCACCATCGCAAGGGCAACGGGACTGATGGCGATGTGGTTGACGATATGTTGGGTGCCACTGCAAAGACTGGCGTGTTGGATGTGGTGTGGGGGCTTTATCGTAGTCGTGGCCAGAAGACGGCTACCTTCAAGGTGACGGGGCGTGATATCGAAGAGCGTGAGTTGGCCATGACCTTTGATCGTGAGACAGGACTTTGGAACTGCCTGGGTAATGCTGAGGATGTGATCGAGGGGGAACAAATCAATGCCGTGTTGGAGGCCATTCGGGATCTTGGATCGGCCAGCCATGCAGAGATTGTGGAAATGACCGACCAGGATAAAAGCAACTGTCACAAGCGGATTAAACGGCTGGAGGCTGCGGGCAAGATAAAAAGAATCAATACGGTCCGTCCAGCGCGCTTTTCCATCGCTGAGAATAATAATCTTCTGATTTAACTACCATTTCGAGGGCGTTGAAAAGTAGTTTATCTGATTTGACTACCACTTCGAAGGCGTTAAAAAGCGGTTTATCTGATTTGACTACCATTTCGAGGGTGTTGAAGAGTGGTTTATCTGATTTCACTACCATAACTACCACTTCAAACTACCATTTCAAATACAGGAGTGTGAGGAAGTTTATAGGTGTATCAATATGGGCAAAATGGTTGAAGTGGTAGTTATGGTAGTTATGGTAGTTAAATCATCTGAACCATGAAGAGAAGGGATATATATACGATTTAACTACCATAACTACCATAACTACCATAACTACCATAACTACCATAACTACCATTTCAGGCTATCTAAAAAAGGAAAACAGCGATGAACTTGCCAAACAGTATGACCGCAGAAGAACTACTTGCCACCGACTTTCCAGATGAAACCGCGGAAGAAGCTTACCGACGTGGTTACAACGATGCGATGCAAGTGACGATTGACTATCTGACGTTGGGGGGAATTGATGCGGCCTGGCTGGAACGGTGGCGGGCGGCGGTTATCAGCCAGTGGGTAACGAATGACACTGACCGAGAGGTCTGGCCACCCTTGCCCGACCTTTGGGTCGAGACGCCCAACGGCTTTCGAGAGGTAGGATCGGAGGATCCCAATGCTTAATGAGCAAGCGTTGATCGCCGGGGCGGATGCCGAGATGAAGCGGGTCTTGGGGCGGCCAGTCGTCATAGAAGTACCGATTCAGACGTTGATGGGCCTGGTGGGGTTGATCCAGTTGGCTTGCCGGCATCCGGGTGTCAATGATGAAGTACGGCTAAGCGCGGAGCAGTTTGTCAACGGGGTGGGTGGTGGTCTACAGGAAGCGGGGCTGCACGAGCTGGCGGCGTTGGTGAAGGCGGGGTGGTTGCATGAAAGTTAAACGAACGTACACCCATCCGGGCGGGGAAACGGAACGTGGGGCGAAGGCTGCTCGCCGACGGGCGGCACTAGAAGCGGGCGGTTGTGCGACCTACACGATTGGCGTGCGTGATGGCCAGCCGGGCATTGTGTGCCTCTGCTGTGGGCTGGGCAGCTCAGATCGTGATGATATCCAGCAGCGCTTTTGTGGATTTTGTCGTGAGTTTCATAGCGAGTGGAAAGATGTGGTGAAGGCACCATGACCGAGATCCATTTGATCCTGTTTATTCTAACCGCGGTGCTGGTCGTCGCGACGATGTTGCCGGAAAGGGGTGACTGATGAACGATCCATTCGATTTTACCTATGAAGAGATGGCGCGCATTGCCTTCCCTGGCAATGACCTGGACGGGGCGGTGGGGAAGGTGGAGGCAATTGTCTTTGCGTATGAGGGGTGGCCGTGCGATCTGCTCTATCTCAAGTTGACTGAGGGGGAGCACGCGGGCAAGACGATCCGGGTGCTGGCGAATCGGTGTGTGAAGGTGCAAGTTGATATTCGGACAGAAGAAGAGATCGAGCGCGATGAGCGCAGGGAGTACATGAAGTGGTTGACAGATGGGGTGTATGGTCCGTCTCGTTTACAAAATGAGCCCTAACCATGTTCAACGAACGCACCCACTTGCACACGACCAAGAATCTAGAGCGGATCATCGACGGTGCCAGGCGCATGGGCGAGCTGGACCAACTCTATTGGATGGTCGAGATCAAGGTTGCGGCGGCGCTGGCCGGGACCAAGTGGCCAGTGATCGCGGCGGGGTCTTATCCGCTGGGTTGGGTGCCGGTGATTCGGGTTGGCGTTGATCCAGTATTAAGCCGCCACTATGCTGAGATCCTGATGGCCTGTTTGAAGACGGCCAACCGGGGGCGCTTAATCGACTTCGGCTTGGCGTTGACCACGGTTGGCATCATTGAATCAGGCGAATACCGGATCTACGAGTGGGGTGAGCCCTGTTGGGATTGCGTGTGTGTGGTGTGTGGCCTGGTATGGGCAGCGACTGGGGTCAATGAAGAGGTGTGTGAGGGGTGTCAGCGGCGGGGTGATAATCGGGGATTATCGCCCGATGCTTCGACAAGCTCAGCAACCGACGATGTGAAGTAGTTTAACTGAGGTAGTACCGGGTTGGATCGAGTGTTGACGCACTCTACCAACCCTAACCATACCCGTTGGAGCTTAAGGAATAACGGGGTCTGGCTACAGCTATTGTAGCACAGGCCCACCAACGGGAACTAACAATTCTGTTTGGTGGGCGTTTTGTTGCTGCTCCAGCAACAACCGCCCTCCCCAATCCACTTGGAGGGTTTTCCCATGAATGCAGTAACGAAGTTTGAAAGCAACCTGTTGGACCTGGTGACGGCCGTCGTCATGGTGCCGGTGGCTGTGCTGTGCCTGCTCTGGCAAGGCGTGGTGGCCCTTTGGCCTTACCGCAAGTACATCGGCCTGGCGGTGGCCATTGCGGGCGTGGGGTGGCTGTTTGTGGCTGTTTGTGGCTGTGCCGGCGCTGCCCTTGGGGTTGGCAATCGTTGCCATCTTTGGCTGGGTGACTATGCCCGGTTGGACGCCCACGCTGCACCCCTGGCCGCCACGCACACCTACTGCTACCCCCAAGCCGCCTATCTTCACCCTGTACTTACCGGAGGTGATGCGATGAAACTCATGATGATTATTGCCGTCGCCGCCATGATTTACCTGGCCATGCAAAGCGCTGGGAATGCCGCTGAAACCGCCACAAATGGCCCTGGGTGCGTTGCAGCATACGACGCGGAGTATAGCGCCAAGTGGGGCGAAATGACGCCACTACAACGGGCCTGGGTGGGTGCTAATGCAGCGGGGTGCACACCATGAGCCGCAAAATCACAGAGCCGGTGGGGATTATTGGGATTTTTGTTTTTGGGATTGGGCTGCTGGTTGCCATGTTTGGCGCGGGCTGGTGGGTGGCGGGCGTTGGCGCGCTGTTGCTATCGTTCAATGCGGGCGGGGATATGGCATGGGATACGAGCGGGATTATGTTGATTATCCTAATTGCTATTTTTGCTTGTTGGGTAGTAACACAGGTGGCACCATGAGCGAAACCGTTACAAGCAACGTGCGGGGCTGGGGCGGGACAATGTTCGTCGTTGGCGCTGTTGCCTGCTTTACCCCGGCCATTGCAGCCGGGGCTGTCCTGGCAATCGTTGGGGGCTTTATGTGGTGGTTCGCACCAGCGAACGCAGAGCGGACACAGAAGATGGTAGATGAGGCTGGGCAGGGCGGTGGCTGTGGTGCTGGCCTTGCGGCTGTCCTGTTCGTGGTAATCGTCATGGCGTTGGCTGGACTCGTGGCGGCCGGGGCCGGCGTTGTGCTGATTGGGGGTGGACTATGATTCAGTTAATCACCAAGCTCTCAATCATCGGGGCAATCGTGGGCGGCTTCTGTTGGCTGGTCACACCTTGGCCACTTGCGCATGGCAACGTGCCAAGCGGCTGGGTGATGGTGGGCTGGTGCTTCGTGGTGGTGACGCTGGTCTACCTGACCTGGCGGATTGAGTTGCGGAGGTTGCCATGAGCGTGAAGAAGCGTAGGGGCATGACCTATCAGGAATCTATGCCAGTAGAGCGCCCGGTGCAAGAGTACACGCCGCTCCCCCAAAACTATGTGCCGGTACTCCACGATCAAGGCAAACAGCCGATCCAGATCGCGCCACGCTATGAGGTCGCCCATATCATCGACGTGCCGATGAATGCGACGCAGCACATTGAGATGCGGACATCATCGGTGGATCGCGCTAAAGGCTTCCTGATCGCCAGCGTGCCGTTATACGCGGCTTTCGCGTTGGGCGTGCTGCTGCTGTCGGTTTTGTTTGCCAACGTGCCCTTCTGGTCGTTTTGGGGGTTGGCCATCTTCTGGCTGTCGTTTGTCTTGGCGTGGCTGTGGGGGTACAGGGAGACGCTACGCAAAAGCGCGGAGGGGATTGCCATGTTTGAGGCAGAAGAGAAGTGGTCGATTATCCGCGAAGAGCAGCGGCGGCGCTGGGAACATTATGAGCGCACATCGAAGGGAGATAGCAACTAATGCTCCAAGAATTGCAGGAACTGTTGGAACGGGCCAAGCAGGTTGGTGACACGAATGTGACGACGACGATCCGGCAGCGGATGGCGGAGAATGCCCAGGCGCTGAGTTATGCCGGGCAGATGCAAGCACACTTGGACATCTGCCTTTCGGCGACGGCGGCACTGATCGGCATCCTGTACGTGGTGGATGCCGATGGGCAGCCGGCCAACTATGATCGCCAAACCGAGCGGATCTTCGTTGATATTCCGTGGGGGGATAAGGGCTATCGAAAATGGGGGCTGCGCAAGTCGGAGGCGGTTTGCTTTCGGCGGGTGCTCCAGGCCCGGCAGAGCCAGCCGCGGCGGTTGCCGTTTCTGTTCTACTTTGCCGACTATACGGGGCGCTGGCACCTTAACGCCAGTGCGTACCCAACCGTTGACGCGGCGATGGAATGGCTGCGCAAGGATGGGCCAAAGCTGGCCGAGTGGCGCAGCATGGTGACCGAATGGCGCGACAAGGAGTCGGCCCGGATGCGCAAACGCAGGGGCATTGAAGATTAGCTGGAAAAGACGCGAACCAGAAAGGTTCGCGTCTTGAATGCTGCTTGTTTGCGACCCTGTAAGCCACCGGCTATGGGTGAGCAAAAATCAACCGGTAGCAGCTTGGCTAGTCTTACATTTACCTGAACGGGTGTGCTATACTGATGGGGTGCAGTAGGCACTAATCCACACTGAGACTACACTGAAACACAAGGGGTGATGCACGATGCGTCACCCCTTTTTACGTAATTTTGCGTCGAATGAATTGGGCTTTGATTACGATTAACTTAATGCAACCCGGTTATGCGGGTAACCTGGTTGCGTGGTTGTCGGTCGATAATGCCCGATTATCAGTCGGCCACTGATGGTTAGAGGAACCTCATGCCAGATCGGAATACGACCAAGGGAACGCTGGGCGATGATGTTGATCGGGCGGCGGTAGGTAGTGGTATCCAGCAGGTTAATTTGCAGATCGGTGATAAGTCGATGGCCGATCTGGTGGACCTGTTGCGGCGCTTGCAGACGGCGGTCTATGGCGATATGGAAGCAGGAATGGCGGGTTTGGTGCGGCGGTTGGAGTTGATCCAAGGCGAGGTGAAGGAGTTGACCGCACAGGTAAAAACATTGCAGGGTAAGGTCAGTGTGATGGAAGAGCGAATGGCGCAGCGGCGTGAGACGAGCCAGGCAATCCTGGTTTTGCTCTATGTGATTATGCTGATGGTGCTGTTGCTGATGGGTGTGACTTTGTGGCCGTTCATCTTTGGGTGATTCGTGTAGCCACTGGGTGGGGTGAAATGGTAAAATGCGGCTATGACTATGGAAAACTCCGAAATTGCCGGTTTCACGGCACCGTTCAATGTGCCTGGCCAAGCGGAAAGCCGAGCGAGTAAAGAGCGCTTGGATGGGCTGTTGGCGGCCAGGCTGCTGCGGCCGGAGCCAACATGGGAGGAAGCGACGGCGGAACCGGTGCCGTGGGAAGCGCTCTACCGGGATCTGTTGGAAGAGCGCACGCCGGATGGCAAGCTGCGTTGGGATTGGCGCAAGGCGCTCTATATTGCGTGGTGCTGTGTGCCAACCCGGCAGCGCTGGCCAAAGTATGAATATGAGTTGGCCACGGACTTCCTGGGGCTGACGAACACGCGCACGATTCGCGAGTGGAAGCGCAAGGATCCGGAGATTGAAGATCGCATTGCCCAAGGGCCAAAGCGGCTGCTGTTGGGCTATGTGGCCGATGTGATGGAAGCGTTGGTCTTGGTGGCCACCCAGGCCGATGCCAAAGCCCACCAGGATCGAAAGCTCTTCCTGGAATTAACTGGCCAGTATAAGCCGGCGGGCAAGCTGGAATTGATGGGTGAGGGCGGTGGGCCGATTGATGTGCGTGAAGTGGGTGAGCTGAGTGATGAAGAGCTGGAACGTATCGCCACAGGACGCAGCCCAGGAGTTGCTGCGCCGGCGCAACGCACGCAAAAGCCTGCTTGACTTCACCCAATATACTTACCCCCAATACCAGGCCGATCCGGTCCACCACTTGATTGCCAGCTATCTGGATCGGGTGGTGGATGGCGAGATTAAACGGCTGATGGTCTTTGCCCCACCACAGCATGGCAAAAGTGAATTGACTAGCGTGCGGCTGCCGGCCTACTGGTTGGGCCGACGTCCCAACGATCCCATCATCGTCACGAGCTACGGGGCCGAGCTGGCCGAAGGCAAAAGCCGGCAGGCGCGTGACATTGTGGAGAGTGCCGAGTATCGGGCGCTCTTTGGTGATCTGCGGGCGGGTGAGATTGAATCGGTGCAGGTGCGGCCGGACAGCCGAGCGGTACAGCGCTGGCAGTTGATGCCGCCTAACCGCGGGCGCATGTTGGCGGTGGGTGTGGGTGGCCCAGTGACGGGCCATGGTGCGCTGCTGGGGATTATCGACGACCCTCATGCCAACTGGGAAGAGGCGCAAAGCGAGACGCTGCGCAACCGGGTGTGGGAGTGGTTTCGGGGCACCTTTCGCACGCGCATCTGGGAAGGTGGGGCGATTGTGCTGATCATGACCCGCTGGCATGAGGATGACCTGGCGGGCAAGCTGTTGAAAGATCAGCCGGGTGCGTGGACGGTGCTGCGGTTGCCGGCGATTGCCGAGACGCAGGACGAGCGCGACGAAAATAACCGCCACATGGGCCTGGCACCTGGTGACGCTGATCCTTTAGACCGTGAGCCAGGAGAGGCGCTTTCACCGCAGCGGTTCAGTGCGACCGAGTTGCGGAGCATCCGGCGCGATGTGGGCAGCGTGGTCTTTGCCAGTGAGTATCAGGGCGGGCCGCGTGCCTCGGAGGGCAACCTGATCAAGCGGGCGATGTTGCGCATTGTGAGCCATGCGCCGCCGGCGACACCCTGGCGGGTGCGCTACTGGGATAAGGCGGTCTCGACCAAGAAGGGGGCGAAGTTTTCTGCCGGGGTGCGCCTGGCGATTACGGTTGATGGGCGGGTGATCGTGGAAGATGTGGTGCGAGGGCAGTGGAGCACGAATGATCGGCGCACGATCATGTTCCAGACGGCGCAGCTCGATGCGCAGGCCTTCCACAATGGGGTCTTTGTCTTCATTGAGCAGGAGCCTGGATCATCGGGCGTTGACAGCGTGCAAGATGAGATCCGCTTGCTGGCCGGCTTTCCGGTCTTTGCCGATAAGGCGACCGGCGACAAAGATGTGCGCTTGATGCCCTTCATTGCCCAGGCGGAAGCGCTGAATGTGATGTTGCTGCAAGGCCAGTGGAATCAGGCCTATATAGATGAGATGGTGGTGGTGCCGAATGGCACTTACCGCGACCAGGTAGACGCCACGGCGGGGGCGTACAATCGGGCGATAGAGTTGATCCACCTTCAGCCCGAAGGGACGGTTGTCCATGATGAAGCAGTTTCCATTTCACAATATTGAGGTGGCTATGGCGTTTCGAGATGTGCGCTTGCGGGAAATGCGGAATCGGTTGGTTTTCCGGTTTGATCCGGAGCAGGACTTGATCGCAATTGTGGTGCGGGGTGAGCTGGTGGAGATTGACCTGAATGTGTATCGGTTGCCCAATGAAGGCTGTCGTGATACCATCGGGGTAGACTTTCAACATGTGGATGGCGAGGAGCAAAGATCATGAATCGGCGGGAATTCCTAAATAACGGGCAAGTAGGCGTGACGCGAATAGTTATGCAGCATCCATACACCATGACCAGGACACTAGTTCGCGACAATAGCAATCCAACATCACCGTTGACATTGGCTAAAATACATGCGGCATTTGATCGTCTACTAGAAGCGGGCTTCTATGCAGAGGAAAAGCAAGTGTTTCGGCGAGATGTGAGATCGAGCTTTATCTCTGATTGTATGAGTTAGGGGGCAAAGCAATGAGTGACGTACCTGCCGGCAATGAATCTAAGCCAACGGATGGTGTCAAGCCGCGTTGGCAATCCGAGATTAAGATCACGATCTCTTTGACCCCCAAACCCCCAGCCCCCAAAGTCATTGTCTCACAGGCGGTATTGTTGGATCGCCTACGCCGTTTGGGCGTTGTGCCGCTGCGCACGGAGTTCAAAAAGTGAAAACATTATTCCCATCACGCAAGGTCAACCGGGCAACCTGGCAAGACGAATGGCCATTGACGATTGACGGTGGATTTTTGCAACTGCGCAGTGGCAACCGGGTGGTGTTGGTGACCAAGCATAAAGTATACGGGGTGAATGGGCCGGCGAAGGATGAGCGCCACTTCTTCTTGGATCAGCCACGCTATGTGCCGATTGATGAGGTCTGGCGTGATGATCCACGGGTGCCTGGCTTGAAGATCAGCCTGGGGCCGCTGATCGCGATGGGGTTGGCGTTGAAGGCCGACTGATAATCGGGCGTTATCAGCCGGCGGTGGGTTAGCGGTCGAAGGCGCGGCTGATGGCGATCTCAACCAGTAGGGAGAGGTTCATGCCATCGTGCTGGTCGATGAAGGCCTGGGCGGCGGCCATGTGATCGACCTTGCGGAACCAGAGCGCGAGGGCTTCGGTGATCGCCTGGCTGCGGCCATCGGGGTGGTTGGCGATCAAGCCCAGGGCGTAATCGGATAGGCGTACAGGGTGGCGGGTGCCATCGGTCCAGTAGTCAATGCGGTTTTTCATGGGTTGCTCCTTATAAATTAATTGAGAACGTATCTCAACAAGAAGGGCGGATGGGATTCCCATCCGCCCTTCTTGTTACTTGCCTGCCCCACAAATGTTGTGCGCTTCGGGGTCCAACCCCTTCTCGATACACCAGAGGTACAAAGTTTTCTGCGCCATCTGGTAGTTCACGTCGTCATCCTCGTAGGCTTCAAATGCGAACTCACCGACCTTGATCCCATCGTTTGTGTAGATCCACCAACTGCTCATGTGCTGTGCTCCTGTGTGAATGTTTGTGTCCTGCCGATGTACCTATTGTACCACACACAACAGTGTGTGTATATAGACAAATGACGAATATTATTACAGTTTTATGACAGGACATTTGTCGTATGGTGCAGGGGCTTGATTCTGGCGAACGGTTGTGCTAAACTGAGGGCAGCGCGTTGGTGGATGTGTGGGTGACGCCCAGTCGCTACACCGGGGGAATTCACCAACGCCATTTACGAACTGAAGAGACGTGTCTGTTTTCAGACATACGAGCGCCCAGAGCGCCATTGGCCTTTATAGGTTGATGGCGCTCTTTTTATTTTCCGGTCAGGAGATGGCGATGCGCTTAGCACAGTCAGTCAACTTTATGAAAGTGCAGATCGATCCGGCTGAGCCGCTGCCGGCGAAAGATTACTTTGTGGTCAAGGATATCTTCACCACCTTCGATGGGTCGTGGGAGCTGGGCGGCAACATCTTCGCGGTGCCCGGCTGGGCGCGCAGTGAGTATTTGAAGCCGGCGGGCGCGGCGGATCGCTTTGACGATGCCGGCGGCGCAACGCATTTGTTTGTGCGCGTGGAGGATGGTGCCGGGCAACCGCTACACGCTGATATTGTTTTCAAGACGACGGCGGGGCTAACGGTGCGCGCCAACACCTTCCAGGATGGCAAGCGCAGCGGCTGGTGCAATTTGTTTATGACTCGTGATTCGGCCTTTGATCCGAACAAAGCCGAACAAGGGCCGTGGTCGGTGGCGGTGGATGCGGTACCCAGCGACCTGGTGATGGGCTTGGGGCTGCCCTTTCGGTGGCATGTGAGTACCTTTATCGTCTTCCAGCGCCGGGCGGATGATGGGGTGATCGTGGTGCCGCCACCGACTGATGACCTGGCCACACGGTTGACCAAGCTGGAAGCGGAGTTTGCCGAGCTGCGCCGGCTGGTGATGGGGCTGTTGCGCGAATAGGAGGAAGATCATGAACACAATTCTAAAGCTGTTGGCAGATATCAAAAGCGAGAAGGGGGCCATTGCCGCGCTGGTGGTAGGCGTGGTGTTGGTGCTGGCGGTGGCGGCCGGGCTCTACTTTCAGGTGGACCTGGTGGCGATTGCAAAAAACATGGGGTTGCTAGGTGGCTAAGAAACCAACGCAGCGCGACTTGATTGAGGCGCTTTCATCGGACAATTATCAACTGACTGAGCGCCTGGCATCGTTGGAGATGGCGCTGGAGTCAGCCAACTGGCGCATGTTGTCGATGCAGGCGGATCAGGAGTTCAGCCGGGAAGGGCTGCGCCTGATCGTTGAACTCTGCCGGATCATGTTTCTCAAAAACCCGTTGGTCAAACGGGCGGTGGAGGTCAAACGGCTTTATCTGTGGGGGCAGGGGCTGAGCATCAAGGCAGAAGACGAGAGCATCCAAGCGGCTTTGACGGCGTTTCTCGACGACCCCAAGAATCAGGTGGAGCTGACCAGCCACCAGGCGCGCATGAACAAGGAAGTGGAGCGCCAGACCGATGGCAATCTCTTCTTTGTCTTCTTTATCAACAGCGTAACCGGTCGCACGCGGGTGCGCACGATTGGGCTGGAAGAGATCGACACCATCATCTGCAACCCGGATGACGCCAAGGAGCCTTGGTATTACAAGCGGGCCTGGACGCAATCCGGACTGAATGTGCAAAACGGCAGCACCGAAGTGCGCACCGTGACCGCCTATTACCCGGATTGGCGCTATATGCCGACGGTGCGGCTGCCGTCGATTGGTGGGGTGCCGGTGCGCTGGGAGACGCCGATCTACCACGTCAAGACGGGCGGCTTTTCTAACTGGCAACTAGGGGTGCCAGAGGTCTACGCCGCGCTGGACTGGGCGCGGGCTTATAAGGAGTTCCTGGAAGATTGGGCCAGCATTGTCAGGGCGTACAGACGCTTTGCCTTCCAGCTCACTACGCCGGGTGGCAAGAATGCGATTGCCGCGGCGAAGACCAAATTGACCTCGACCTATGGCAGTGGTGGCACGGGGGCCGAGACGAACCCGCCACCGGTGGTTGGCTCCACGTTCATCACCAGCGAAGGCAACCTGACCCCGGTGCGCACGAGCGGGGCAACGGTGTCGGCAGAGGATGGCCGGCGCTTACTGTTGATGGTGGCGGCTGCCGTGGGTCTGCCCGAGACCTTCTTCGGCGATGTGAGTGTGGGGACGTTGGCCACGGCCAGCAGCCTGGATCGCCCAACCGAGTTGATGATGCTCGACCTACAAACGCTGTGGGCGGATATCCATCAGGACATCTTTGACTTTGTGCTGTTGCAAGCGGTCAAGGCCCCACAGGGGTTGCTGCGTGGGATCGGTACCCTGCGCCGGGAGACGGATGGGGCGGAAATTGTGGAGACGGTCGTCTGGAATGGCGATGTGAATCCGCACATTGATATTGACTTCCCACCCATTCGCAGTGCCGGCACGGATGAGCAGGTGACGGCGATCATCAAGTCGGCGACGCTGGATGGCAAGGCGTTGGCGGGGACGCTCGACTTGCCGACGGTGACGAGGATGTTGCTGGTGGCCCTGGGTGAAGATGATGTGGAAGAGGTGATGGCCGTGCTCTTCCCAGACGGGATGCCGGCTGTTAAACCAGTGGCCACCGATGCCGGCGACGGGGTGGTGACAGAAGCGCTGATGGTGACGGCTGTGCAGGAGCTGCGTAATTCGTTGATCCGGCTGCGCGAGGGCGCTCCAGCAGCCGACTGATAATAGGGAATTATCGCCCGACAGGGTGTGAAGGAGATGCGATGGCTTCGGTAACAGATACCTACTTTATGACGCCACGAGCGTTGGCACCGGTGGGTGACCATGTGAGCGATGATGATATTGACGCGGCGGTGACGTTGACGCTGCCGGCGACGGCGACGGCCTTGCTGATCCAGGCCACGGGGCAGAATGTGCGCTATACCTTGGATGGCACCGTGCCAACCGCGAGTAGTGGCTTTCGGCTGCGCAGTGATGATCCGCCCGTGATTATTGACATCGGGGTGGGCATGACGATCAAGGTGATTGAAGAGGCCGCCACGGCGACGATTGAATATCAGTGGGGGCGATTCAACTGATGCGCAGATGGTGGCACATGGGCCGGCAGTTGGGGCGGCTTGGGGGCGGCGCACGGGCGATCTATCCACAGTGGATCGCGCCAACGTGGGCATTGGATGGCGACGGTTACGCCTACAACACACCCGAGCTGAGCGCGAACCTGCTGACCAATCCCGGCTTCGACACCGATACGATCTGGAATAAGGGGGCCGGTTGGTCCATCTCGGGCGGGGTCGCGGTGGGCGCAACCACCAACGCCGACCTGACCGAGTTCAGCGTTGCACCAACGGCCAACGAAATGTTTGTCCTCGAATGCACCATCGTCACGCGCACCAGCGGCGGCGTGCGACCGTCCATCGGCGGCGTCTTCGGGGCCGAGTGGCAGGCGACCGGCGCGGCGAGCGCCAGTAGCGTCAGAGGAGCGGACACCCTGGCCGGCGTGCGGGGCGTCGCGTTTGTCGGCACGATCGACAATGTCATCCTCCGACGCGTGCTCAATGACACGGCCTTCGCCTACCAGCACGCGGGGGCCGCCACCCAGGTCGGTGTGCGCCGACAGGAAAACGATGGCCTGAATAACATCCAGTTGCGCACCAACGTGGATACGCCGAACAATCCGCAAAATTACGTGGCCATCATCCAGGCCGGCAACCAGGCCGCCCCATGCCGGTACGCACTGGTCAAAGTGGTGGCCGGTGTGGCCACCACCCTCATTGCCAACACGACCGTCACTTTTGTGGCTGGCGCGTTGGTGGAAATCAGGCGTTCCGGCACCACCTTTTCGATGTGGTACAACGGGTCACAACTGGGCACCAACCAGACGATTAACGACGCGGCTATTCTGGCCGGGCAGTATTGTGGCGTCGGTGCGTATGTGCCGGCAGTGCTGCTAAGCGAGTTTCAAATCAACGGCACAAAAGTGCCGTTTAGGTTCTAGTTATCATGACCAGCGATCTACTCGACGTACTGGACACCTTCCTGGAAGCGGTTTCCGTGGCGGCCAAGTGGCAGCAGCTTGATCCGTTGGTGGCGCGCACGGAACGGAAGATCGGGGCGATCTTCAAACGGCAGGGGCAGATCTTCCTGCGGGGCTTTGCGGGGCTGCAGGGGCAGATTGGGGAAGCCTCGTTTCGGGAAGCATTGGGCGCAGATGATTGGATCCGGGTCTTTGACCTGGCTACGGGGTCCACGCTGGAAGCCTTCTTTGAGGTGATCCAAGGGGCGGCAAGCGAAGGGCTGCGACGGGGAGCACGGCAGACGCTGGCGGATGTGAACATTGACATCGCCTTCAACCTGCGCAACCCGCGGGCTGAGCAGTATTTGCAGCAGCATGGCTATGGTCTGATCAGCCAGATCGACGCGGTGACACGGGGTAACCTGGCCACGATCATCGATAACGGTACGCGTGAGGGGTGGAGCTACGGCAAGATGGCCAGAGAGATCAACACCCTTTACCGTGAGATGGCTGTGGGCAAACCGCAGCAGCACATTGACAGCCGCGGTCATCTGATTGCCGTCACCGAGATTGGCCAGGCCTATGAAGCGGGCGGGGCGATGGTGATCACCGACCTGCAGGACGCCGGCCTGGCGATGGAAAAGCAGTGGATGACGGTGGGCGATGACCGGGTCAGCGATGGCTGCCAGGCGAATATGTCGGAGGGGTGGATCCCCTATGTGCAGGCCCATGCGAGTGGGCACATGCACCCGTTGCGCTTTCCGGGATGTAGATGCACCGAGCTTTACAGGCGGAAACCGAAGGTGGATAGGGCACCGGTGGCACGCCCAGCGCGATCACCACGGCCAGAGGATGATAGCGGGCCGGTGGTGGTTGATGCGCCGGGGCGGATACCGGAATTTACGATCCCTGTGCAGCCGCAGCAACAGCAGTTGCAGTATCGGCCAAGTGCCAGTCAGTTGAAAACTGTTGCCGAGCATATTGATGAGCAAATTGATGAGGTCGCCACCCGTGAGGAGACTAGCCCGCGGGTAGTTGAGCAGAAGATTGGCGAGGCGTTTGCGAAGCTGGCCGCTGAAAACAATATGGCGATTCAGTTCCCGGCGCAGCACATTGATTCACTCCTGATTGATGGCCGGTTCAAAACACAGTTTGAGTCAGGCAAGAGTGGCGGCATTAACAATCCCACTTATCGCGCCAACGCCGAAGCGCGTGGGATTGGCATCCCGCTCGACATAGACCCCACCCAGCGGCCGCTTTATGGCTTTTTGGATCTTGGGCCGGGGGCGCGCGGGATGGTGCGCGATTACGGGGATCTGACCTTCGTGCTTAAAGACGACGCAAAGCAGCGCTCTACAATCACCGCTGGGGATTCGTTGTTCAACTTTGCCCAGCGTCAAGTAGCCGGCACGCCGGTGCTTTCGCCAAGCAAGGAATCGTGGGATACCAACGTTGATGTGCTTTTTGATTATGCGATGGGGTACAACACAACGAGTGAGATGGTGGGGCTAGTAGGCTATCTTGAATTACAGGTGCAAGGCGGGGTAACGCTCAACGATATGCGCGCGGTGGTGGATGCAAAGGGTGTCCTGACCGATACACAGCGCAAGGCATTGCAGGACAGGGGAATAGAGATATGGGACAAATAGAACTGGCCAACCCGCTGCTGGTGGCGCGCAGCGGTAAGACGGTGGTCATTATCAGCGGCGATGATGCCGATAATCCGATGACCGATGCGCAGCTCTGGACACCTGGCGAGGGCTACAGCGAAGTAAAGCCGCTGCAAGTTCACCTAAAGTTCATGTACTACATCGAAGACGTGGACCCGGCCGAACCGTGGAGCGAACCAACATGAGACGCATCTGCCTGGCACTGTTGGCCATTGTGCTGGCGGCCTGCACGGTGCCCAGTGCGCAGCCGCAGTCACCGTTGGCGCAACCCGCATCGCCCTTGTTGATCCGGCGCTATTATGTGCCGATGGTGAGCGGTTTGCCCGCCGCACCGGTCGGGCGGCCGAGCTGCTTGACGATGCCGGCGACCGAGCGCTTTTATAGCTTGTTGGCCACCGATGGCCGGCAACAGCGGCCAAGGATGCGTTGCAATGCGGCGTTGGTGCGAGCCGCCCAGGCGCGGGCGGATGGGCTGGTGCGCAGTGACCTGGTGGGCCATTGTGATGTGGCTGGCAACTGTGCGAATCGGTATGCTCGCGTGGCGGGCTGTCGGCTGCCGGCCTACTATAGCGAAAATGGCAACAACATTGAGAGCCTGGCCGCGGGTAGCGCTTTGGCCGAGGCTGTCTTTATTGCGCTGGCACGGTCGCCTTCTCACGCGGCCCATTTGTTTGGTCAGAATGACTTCTTTCGTGAGCAGGTGGATGTGGGGATTGCGGTGGCCACTGGTGGCAAGTATGGCTGGTGGTGGGTGGTGATGATCGGGATCTGTGAGTGATGGAAACGCAAGTCGCGTCATTTGTGATCGGGGTGGTCATCGGGGTGGCCTGGTCATGTCTTATGATCTGGCTGGAATATGATCGCCCACCCACTGGGCGATAGCGTACCGCCCGCCCTTCGGGCGATAAGTCTTTATTATCAGACGAGGAAGGAAGCAACGATGAACGAGTTTCTACGCCGGCTGCAAGAGGCGCGCAATACGGGGGAATGGTTGGAGTCACGGTTGCACTTGATGTTTACCGAGATCGCCGATGGGATGTTCGGCGAAGGGCGGTTGACGCGTGAAGAGCGGATCGCCCTGTCGTCGGCGATTGGTGGCGCGCTGGATGCGTTCCGGCTCAAGGTCGAGGAAGTGGCGGGGCAGCTCTATAGCCGTGATCCCTATGCCGAGCCGATGCCGATGGATCAACCAGGAGCGGTCATCAGTGAAGCGGCGGATCTCGTCGGGGCGTATGTGGCCTTGGTTGAACGGGCGGTGCGCCGGGATGGGACGATTCCGATCAAGCTGATCCAACCGGGTTGGGGATCGTCGGGCTATTACTCAGCCGAAGTATTGCAGCGGGATGGTCCCAAGGTTTTTACCCCCAAGATTAAGATGCATTGGAACCATCCGACGGCGGTGGAAGAGGCCGAGCGGCCGGAGGGTGATCTGAATACGCTGGCGGCTGAGCTGGTGACGGCGGCGCGCTGGGAAGAGAGTGGGCCGGCCGGGCCTGGTCTGTATGCCGATGCCAAGGTCTTTGGGGCGTACCAGGAAGCGGTCAATGAACTGGCACCCCACATTGGGGTGAGCATTCGGGCCAGTGGCCGAGCCGTAAGCGGGGAGGCCGAAGGGCGCAAGGGGGCTTTAATCCAAGAGATTGCCGGGGCGCGCAGTGTGGACTTTGTTACACAACCAGGGGCGGGGGGCCGCATTATTGAGATGTTTGAAGCTGCCCGCAGCAACCCCTTTCGTCAAACTGAGATTCCAACAAAAGGAGCAACAGCAGTGAGTGAAGAACTACAGAAGCAATTGCAGGAAGCGAATGGACGCCTGGCGCAGGTTGAGCAAGCCAATGCCCGGTTGCAAGAGGCGTTGGTGCTACGTGAGGCACAGGAGATGGTGGGACGTGAGCTGATCAAACATACCTTGCCGGTGATGACGCAGGACCGTTTGGCCAAGCAGCTCAGTGGCGGCGTGCTGCCGTTGACCGAAGCGCGCCAACTGGATCGCACCATCTTTGCGCAGCGGATCACGGAAGCTGTGCAGGCAGAGGTGACCTACCTTCAAACCGTGGCCGGCTACGGGGCCGGGCGCATTGAAGGGGTTGGCGGTGGGGCGGCCAGTGGCCAAGTTGATGAGGCGGCCGCAACCAAGCGGATGCAGGAAAGTTTCGCCCGGATGGGGCTGAATGAGAAGGAAGCCGGGCACGCTGCCGGCGGGCGACTCTACTAAGTCGTCAACGTTCAAGATTTTGTTTCAACAGTCAATAAACGTTCAGACAACGTTCAGGAGGCAATTGTGGCAACAAACATGATCCATGATGAGGGCAAGAATCTGGTGCTGGCGATTGCCAGTGCGACATCTGGTGCGCCCGTGGTGAAGGGGCAGATCCCGGGGGTGGCCTTGACGGCGACCGATACGGACGGCAATGTGACCGTGCAGACCCGTGGTGTCTTTGACGTGAGTGTGAAGGGAATCGACGGCAGCGGTAACTCGGCGGTGGCCATTGGGGACATCATCTACCACACGGCTGCTGACACCCCTCCGCTCAGCAAGAAGGCGACGGGCGTGCGCTTCGGCTATGCGCTGGAGGCAGTGGCGTCGGCGGGGACAGACACGATTAAGGTCTTACTCGGCTACTAAGCCCTGACCTGGGCAGGGTTCAACGGTTGGTAAAGTCAACATTTTAAGGAGAGCATGATGGCAGAGTTTTATGAAGCAATACAAGATGAGGGGCGCGAGTTGGGGGGCTTTGCCCGCCGGCCAGGCGCCAGACGCATCCAGCAGGTGGCGAGTGCTGCGGCGCTGTGGGCGGATCTGCTCAGTGGGCGCGCACCGAGCTACTTCCTGCAGGAAGCGTTAAGCCCGCGCACGCCGGCCGTGGGGCGGGCGATTGAAGGCAACTATCCGGGGCTCTTCCGTGAGTCGATGACCCGTAGCGACTTCCCCCTGTTAACCGGGGATGTGATCGACCGCATGATGTTGGCGCGCTACCGTGAGTTCCCTTCACCCTGGCGGCGCTTTATGAAGGTGACCAACAACCTGCGTGACTTCCGCACGGTGCGTCGCATTGCCGTGGATGGCGCTGAAGGCACCTGGAATGCGCAGGATGAAGACGAAGAGCTGGAATATACCAGCATGAGCGAGACGGGCTATAGCTATGCGCCCAAGAAGTATTCAAAGGGTGTGAAGATTAGCTTTGAAGCGCTGATGAATGATGACCTGGATGCCTTCACCACGGCGCCGGATCGCTTGGGGCGGGGTGGGGCGCGTACCATTTCCAAGTTCGCCACGCAGTTGTATGTGGGTGCCAGTGGACCACACGCCACACTGTACAGTGTGGGCAATGCCAACATTGTGACCAGCAACCCGGTGCTGAGTGTTGCGGCGCTCAATACGGCCTTCTCGATCCTGGGCACCAAGACCGACAGCGACGGGGAGCCCATCTACATCGAAGAGGCGATCCTGGTAGTTCCGCCCCAACTGCGTGTCACCGCGAACAACATTATGAACCAGGTGACGGTGGATATGACGAACACCGGTGGGGCCAGTGGGCAGACGGTGCGTGTCAATAACTGGATCGTGGGCAATCTGGAGCTGGTGATCGATCCGTACATTCCGGTGGTGGCCAGCACAGCCAATGGGGCAACCAGTTGGTTCCTCTTCGCTGATCCCAACAATGGGCGGCCGGCCATCGAAGTGGGCTTTATCAACGGCTTCAGTGAGCCGCAACTCTACCAGAAGATGGCTGATACCATGCGCGTGGGTGGGGCTGTGGATCAGATGGCTGGGGACTTTAGCACCATGTCGCAAGAATACAAGGGCGTGACCGCGTTCGGTGGCAGCCGGCTTGATCCCAAGGCGACGGTGGGCAGCAACGGTTCGGGCAGCTAAGCAATCGGGTGATAACGGTTTGTTATCACCCGAGGAAGGAAGGTCCACGATGGACGAGCAACGCAGACTACCGCAGCCGGCCACGAATGCCGATGAATATCTCTATGACATTGCCATGTCGCTGCGGACAATTACGCAGCGGCTGGCGGTGCTCAATGTGTTAGTTCATCGGATACCACAAACCCCAGTGGTCCCTGAGCCTGTCGAAGGGACTGAGGGCGAAGAGGTCGAGCTCAAGGAACCAGTGCCACCCAAGCGCAAGCACCGAGGGTAATATGGCCTATACCTATGACCTGGGCAGTAGTGAGGGGCAGATTCGGCTGCTGATTATGGACAACAACGCAGCGGCCTATGTCTTTGAAGATGCTGAGATCAGCGCGTTCCTAACGCTGGAAGGGGCCAACGTGCGCAAGGGGGCGGCGTTGGCCCTGGAGACGTTGGCCAGCAATGAAGCCTTTGTGCTCAAGGTAATCAAACTCTTGGATCTGCAAACCGATGGGGCCAAGACGGCGGATGCGCTGATGAAGCGGGCGGCCGCTTTGCGTAAGCAGGCGGCTGATGATGAGCAGGCCGAAGAGGGTGGGGCCTTCGACATTGCCGAAATGGTGGTCGATGACTTCAGCGGCCGGGAGCGGATCAGCAAGGAATGGTTGCGCGGTTATGGCTAATCAACTGGGGATCATCCATCCGGAGATGCTGAGCCGGGTGCAGCCCAACTTCTATCCGTCGAGCTGCACGATCCAGCAGGCAACCGAAAGCGCCGATAGCTATGGGCAACTGATCCCGACGTGGACCAACCTGAGTGGCCATGTTGGGATCAGTTGCCGGCTTTCCCCTGGCACGCCGACGAGTGGCGACGAGCTGCGTACGCAAACGCAGATCTACACGGTGCATAGCTGGATCATCGCCTTCAACGATTACTACCCTGACATCGATGAGACGATGCGGGCGGTAATTGACGGGGTGAGTTACGAGATCGAGCAGGTGCAGCATGATGGCAATAACCAGACTACACGGCTGCGGGTGCGCACGCTGGACTGAGAGGGCACGATGCCAATCACGGTACGCATTGAAGGATCGGAAGAGCTGGCGCTGAAGTTGCGTTCGTTGGGGACGGCGCTGAGCGGCCGCACGGTGGAACGGGCGGTGGTGGCCGGGGCGCTGATTGTCCAGAATGAGGCCAAGCGGCGGGCACCATTCCGCACGGGGACGCTACGGCGCAGCATCCACATTGGTGGCCACACCGACTTGGCGACGGATTACCAGAAGCCGGCCGATGTGCCCGAGCTGCCGGGGCCGGATGTAAGCGCCCACGATGTACAGGTCTATGTGGGCACAAATCTGGACTATGGCCGGCGTATTGAGTATGGCTTCAACCAGGCGGATAGCTTGGGGCGGGTCTACAACCAGGCGGCTCAACCCTACCTGCGCCCGGCGATTGATGAGAACGGCGATGCCGTGCGCCAAGAGATCGCGGATGCCTTGGCTGAGCTGATTGAAGCGGCGGTGCGCTGATGGCTGAGATCGAACCAGAAGGTGAGCGCTATACCAACAATCTTCTGCCCGGCGAACTGAGGGTTGTGTGCGCCATTCTTGCGGGGCACACAACACGTAATAGGCTGGCCGCTCATCTGATCATTTCAAAGAAAACCGTGCAGGGTCACCTGTACCGAATTTACAGCAAAACTGGCGCGGTCAACATGACTGAGTTGGTGCTCATGGCAGTAGGCCATCTGCCCTGCATGATTGATTTGGTTGGCCAAGTAAAAAAGGCGGGGCGCTGATGGCTGAGATCGAGCAGGTGATCGTTACCAAGTTCACGGCGCATGTGGGCCTGGCTGGGGAGATCGATGATCGGGTCTACCCCAACCAGTTGCCGCAGCGGCCCACGTTGCCGGCGTTGGTCTACACCCGGATCAGCACGCTCTTCTATCAGACGCGTGACAGCAGCAGCTTGGAGCGGCCACGCTTCCAGTTCGATTGCTGGGCGGGGAGCTATGGCGAGGCGCGCACGGTGGCGCAGCAGTTGCGCCTGGCGCTGCGGACCTTGCGTCAAAGCAGTGATCCGCGCGTCGACGCTGTTTTACTAGAGAATGATCAGGACATCTTGGAAGCTGACCCAGGGCGCTTTCGCGCGGTGGTCGAGGCTTATATCTGGCACGAGGAGGCATAAACGATGGCAGTCTTGACAGTACAACAGGCGGTGCCGGCAGGGTTGGCGGCCAGTGCTGCATCCGCAGCGGGCGGTGGCGATCAATACCCCAACAATGGCAAGACCTTGCTCAAGGTGATCAACGGCGGGGGCAGCAGCATTGATGTGACGATTGCACCCACCAACACGGTGAAGGGCTACAGCCTGGAAGATATCGTGGTGGCCGTCGCCGGCGGGGCGACCAAGTACCTAGGCCCCTACGAGCCAGCCTTATTTAACAACAGCAGCGGGCGGGTTGCTGTTGCCTATTCGTCGGTTACCAGTGTGACGGTGGCGGCGATTTCACTCTAAGGAGAAAGATAATGGAGTACTCTGGTTTTGCAGGCACCCTAAAGGTTGACATTGCCAGCACTTACACGGCAATCGCCCAGATTCGAGATCTCAGCGGGCCGAGCATGTCGGCGAACGCGATTGAATCAACGCATCGCGATGGGGGCGGGGTAAAAGAATTTATCGCTGGGCTGCGTGATGGCGGCGAAGTGAGCTTTGATATCGTCTATGATCCCGCGCTGACCACACACAGTGCCAGTGCGGCCGGGGGCGTGGTGACGCTGCTGAGCGCGGGGACAAAGAACGGCTTTCAATTGGTCTTTGCGGATGTGGGAGAAACGACCGCTGAATTTGACGCCATTGTCACAAGCTTTGAGCCAACGATGCCCATGGACGATTTGCAGACCGCTGATGTGACTTTGAAAGTTTCCGGCGCCATCACCTGGTCATAACCCCAAAGGTTATAGCTACCGGGTGATGGCGCTTTGCGCCCACCCTTCGGGTGATAACAACGGGTTATCGACCGACAAGATGACAAGATGACATGATGACAAGGGGTAATATGTTACTGACGAAAGATGCCATTCTCGCAGCCAACGACCTGGTGACTGAGGATGTGGAGGTGCCGGAGTGGGGGGGCACGGTGCGCGTGCGGACCATTTCCGGGGCCGAGCGGGATGCCTTTGAGCAGGCAATTGTGACGCGCAAGGGCAAGAATGTGCAGACGAACCTGGCTAACATTCGCGCCAAGATGGTGGCCTTGTGCGTGGTGGATGAGAATGGCCAACGGCTCTTTGCTGATAAGGATGTCTTGCTGCTAGGCACCAAGAGCGCAGCGGCGTTGGATCGGGTCTTCACGGTGGCGCAGCAGTTGGCGGGGCTGACTGATAAAGATGTAGATGAGCTGGCGGAAAATTTAGAAACAGGCCAGAGCGACGATTCTACTTCCGCCTAGCGCTGGCCCTGGGCTATACGGTAGAAGAGCTGCTAGGGCGGATCAGCAGCCGGGAGCTGACCGAGTGGATGGCCTTTGCCAAGCTGGAACCCTTCGGCGAACAGCGCGCTGATCTGCGCATGGCCATTCAAGCCGCGCTGTTGGCCAACATCCATCGTGACAAGAAGAAGCGCCACGATCCCTACAAGGCGGCTGAGTTTATGCCCTTCCCCGAAGATGAACAGGAACGAACGGTACAGAGCATGATCCAACGATTACGCGCCGCTGAACCCAAAGCAGCCAAACCAAAGCCCACGCAGAGAGGGCAATAAGATATGTCAACGATTGCCAACCTGATGGTGAAGCTTGGGCTGAACTCAACTGAATTCGCCAATGGGCTGACCAAGGCATCTGGGCAGATGCAGCAGGCCGGCCAGAAGATGAGCGGCGTGGGTAAAGGCCTGACCGCTGGCGTGACATTGCCCATCGTGGGGATGGGGATCGCCGCGCTGCAATCGGCTGGTGAATTTGAGCAGAGTCTCAACATCATGCAGCAGGTAAGCGGGGCAACGGCGGAACAGATGGATGAGTTGACCGCGGCGGCGCTCAAGTTGGGGGCGGAAAGTGTCTTCTCTGCCGGCGAAGTGGCCGAAGCGCAGTTGGAGTTGGCCAAGGCGGGCATGGAAGTCAATGAGGTGTTGGACTCGACGGCGGGGGTGGTTTCGCTGGCGGCGGCCGCTGATATAAGCCTGGCTAATGCGGCCAGCATTACGGCCAACTCGCTGAACGCCTTTGGCATGGAAGCATCCGAAGCGGGGCGGGTCAGTGACTTGCTGGCGGCCGCTGCCAACGCATCGAGCGCGGATATCACCGACTTGGCTGCTGGCTTGCAACAGGGTGGCTTTGCCTTCAACGCGGCCGGGCAGAACATTGACGACCTGGCGGCGTCGATTGCGATCCTGACCAACGTGGGGTTGACCGGTTCGGATGCCGGCACCGCGCTCAAGAATGCCTTTATGCGCATCATGGCACCGACCGACGAGGCGGCGAAGCTGATGGCCTCGTTGGGCATTGATCTCTTTGATGCCCAGGGCAACATGTTGCCGATGATTGAGATCATTGATGCGCTGAATAATGGCCTGGCCGGGATGACCCAAGAGCAACGCCTGGCGTCGCTTGAAACCATGTTTATGTCAGACGGCATGAAAGCCTTCTTGCCCTTGCTGGATCAAGGGGCAGAGGGCTATGGCAAGATGTTGGAGGCGGTCAACCAAACCGGTGCAGCGAGTGACACGGCCAACGCCCGGATGAAGGGGTTGGCGGGTGCCTTTGAGTATTTCAAAGGTACGCTGGACAGTGTGTTGATCCAGGCGGGGACGCCTTGGCTTGACATGCTGGGAACGATGCTGCGCACAGTGGCTGATCTGATCGCCCAGTTTGGCGAGTTGCCGGCACCGGTGCAGAAGGGCATTGTGATCTTCCTGGCGGTGGTGGCGGCCGTGGGTCCGCTGCTGGTGATCCTGGGTACGTTGATCTCTTCGGTGGGCACGATCATCGGGGCCTTTGCTGCGGTGTCTGGTGTGATCGGCACGGTGCTGACGGCGCTGGGTACCTTGGGGGGCGGGGTGGCAACGGCCACCGGTTTCCTGGGGGGCGGGGCTGGGCTGCTGGGAATGTTGGGGACAGCGGGCAGTGCGCTGCTGACCTTTGCCACTGGTCCCATCGGCTTGACCGTGGCGGCCGTCGCCGGGTTGGCCCTGGGCTATAAAACCAACTTCCTGGGTATGCGCGATGCGACGGATAGTGCAGTGAGCTGGATCAGCGGCAAACTTGGTGACTTGCGCGACCACTGGTCCACGCATAGTGGCGAGGTGACGGCGATTGTGAGCAACGGATGGGCCAGCACCCGGGCCACCTTTGAACTGCAATGGGAGTTGATCCGGGGCATTAGCACCGCGGGGATGCAGTTCATGCAGGGCGACTGGGAAGGTGGCATGGAGACGCTGCGCAGCACGGCCAGCACCATGTGGGGCAAGATCCGCGAGATCTACCGTAACCAGCTTGATAACATTAAACATCTCTTTGCCTTCTTTGGCTGGCCCGAGCTGGGCGAAGATATCGCCAAGGGGATTGGGGAAGGCATTACTAGTGGGCTGCGGTGGATCCGTGATGCTGCGACCAGTGCCGCGCAAGCGGCACTGGATGCAGCCCAGGATTGGTTGGGGATCTCTTCGCCATCCAAGAAGGCCGCTGAAGAGATCGGTGTACCCTTTGGCGAAGGGATCGGGGTGGGCATTGAACGCAGTATGAACGCAATTACTGGTTCAGTTACCGATAGTTCAGGGCGGGTTTTTGCTAGCTTGAAGGATGCAGTTAGTACTGCTATGTACGAGTATCTGCATTGGTCTGGGGTCGAGGCAGGCGATTATCTGAATGACTCGCTGATGAATATACCCAAACAAATGTGGGAGGCGACTAAGTCTGTTGGCAAATACTTGGCGGCCATCAGAAATAAGGAAGGTGACTACCTGAATGAGTGGCTAAAAGATGTTCCTGCGTCGATCCGCGAGACAGTTAAGGCGGCAGGGGAAATGTTTGAAAACTT